GAAATACCAGCAGCAGCTCGCCGCCGCATGGCGTCAAGGCTATGCCGCCGGCTGGAAAGACCAGGAATGCGACTTCCCACCCAACACCACCGACAACCCATGGAAGGAACAGGAATGAGAACCATCCGACTGATCCGCATGATTCCAACGTTCATCGCAATCTACATGGCGCTCGCCAGCTTCGAACGCCGGCAACGGAAGACAGGCAGGAAATGAAAGTGAAGAAAGTCCTCGTGGACATGATCCTCAAATGGCACGAGGCCGGCATCAGCCTCGACGAGACCGCACGACTCATCCCGCAAGTGACACGCGACCAAATCGAAGCGATCATCCAAAACCACCACGAATAACAAGAAACCCGACCTTCCGGCCGGGCTCCTGGCACCACCACAAACCAGACTACACCGCCGGAGGGAATCGAACAAATGAACGAACCAACCGAATCCCAGCCAACCACCAACACAACACCAAACAACCAAAACAAACCGGAAACACCAGCGCTTGCCGGCGTGTGCCTGGTCTGCGGAGGCGAATGCCGCATCCAGTCCACGCTCTGCGACAAGTGCGAGGCCACCTTGCGCGGATGGCTCCGCGACTATCCGGCATGGATGCGGTCGCTGCGTGAGTTCCTGGACAGCACGGCGCATTACGGCGGCCATCAGCAGGGACGGACCAATCCGGCTTCGGCTCCGACGCCGGTCAGGCTGTCCGTGGTCGATCATCTGCAGGAGATCGACGACATGGCCGTCGCGTTGTGGCGCAGGCTGTATGTTCCGCCGGCCATGCCATGGGCCGGCAGTGGAATCCGCCCGTCGGTCCTGGAGTGCCTGCGCCGCTGCGCCGGTTGCGGCCGTCTCGCGAGTCTGCCGGACATTGGGCTGATCTGGCATGACTGGCAGCGGTTGGCGCGCAAGACGCTCGGCATCATCGACGTGCCTCCCGCCAAGCATGGCATCGGCAGGTGCCTGAACCCGTTGTGCGGCGTGGAACTGTCGGCTGAGGTCGGCGCGGTAAGCGTTGCATGTCCCATGTGCGGCAACACTTACCGCGTGATGGACGTGCGGTTGGGATTCCTGAAGGAGTGCATCAGTTCCGGACGGGCGTTCACGGCCGGGGAGTGCGCGGAGCTGCTGCGCGAATGCGGATTCCAATGCAATGTGAACACGATTCGCTCGTGGCGTAAGCGCGGCAGGATACGGCCGGCGGGCAGAAACGGCAAGGGACAGCCGTTGTACAGGCTTTCCGACGTGCATGACAGGCTCGCCGGACACGACGTGATTTGACATTTTTCAAAGTGCAACGCAGAATTGTCAGTGGATTAGAGGGTTCAAACCGGGAACGGTTTGAGCCCTCACTTGTATCCACCGGGATTCTCCTTACTCCCTTGGGTCACAGTCCCGTCCTGTCCGAACGGCATATCGGACACGCTCTGTCCACTCCCGTCAGAGTGGACACCTGAACAGTGGCAGGCAAGCCAATCCCGTGGCATGTGATGCGGTGAAGCTCAAATCGCCTGTCCTTGCCTTCGTAGGAATCAGTGGTAGATCGTACCGGCCGTGAGTCTTTATTGGATTCTCTTCCTTGCGGCCGCGTGTGGACGCGGGTTCGAATCCCGCCGAAGGCACCTATGAAAAAGCATGGCCCGGAATCGTTTCCGGACCATGCCTTATTCGTTGCTTTGCTTGCGTGGCCTGCCGCCGCCGACTCCGCGGCCGGGACGGCTGGCGTTCCACCGGTCGATGGTTTCGGGGAGCCAGCCGCGTGTGCGGCCGATCGTCGCATCGGGCTTAGGCAGCTTTAAATTGAGCAGTCCTCCCGGAGTGATGCCAAGACGCTCGGCCACCTGCTTGACGCCGAGATATTCAGTCGTCATCGCCACCTCTTCTGTCCATGATGAGTGTGGCGATGCTCCAGATGCCCGCGGCGAGTCCGAACAGTCCGGCCTGCCATGGTTTTCCGGCGAAGCCGAGTGTGGCCGACGTCAGGCCGCATATGATGCCGCAGGCCGCGAATATGGTGCTTGTCTTCATGATGGTCATGAAATAGGATGGAACCGGAGGGTTCCGGGCAATAGGTCTGCTCGGAACCCTCTTGTCATCTGCCGTGCCTAGGTGGCCTTCTGAGCGAGATGACCAGCGCCGCCAGTGCGATGATGTTGCTCACCACCGAGCTGATGGCGCTTACGATGTCCGTCCATTTCATGTTCACCTCCTTTCCTTGGCTGATATAACTATAGTAACGCAATATCTATAGTTTTGCAAGTTGAAAGAACGCAACACGCCGGAAGGAAACACAATGAAAGAAGCCCTTGAAGAGATTGCGCACCAGCTCACAAGACTGGCCGACCAAAACGAACAGGCGGGCATGCAAATCAGCCGGGGGGACGCCTTGGAAGCGTGGGGACTGCGGATCTACGAGGATGACTTCCTCAACGCATTGACCCGACTTGGAATCGAAGTCATCGACTGATGCCGACAAAACCACAATCACGATGCACCTTCACAGGATGCAAACGCAAAGCCACACGCCAAGGAAGATGCGACCAACACCAACGCAAACCATGGCAGAACCCATCAGCCCACACCAGAGCCTTGAGACAGCACCACACCGAATGGACGCACGTCAGAGCCGAACGCCTGAAGCTCGAACCAAACTGCAGAAGATGCAACCGCAAAGGAACCAACGTCGACCACATCATCCCAGTCGGCGCGGGCGGAGCGTTCCTCGACGTCAACAACACGCAAACGCTCTGCGACCAATGCAAGATCGTCAAAGACCAAGAAGACCGAAGGAACTACCCAGGGATATTCCACTGACGTGGCAGGGGGCGTTCCGAAAGTTGAAAACAAGCCCAGCCGGGGGCGCCGCCGAAACTCTTTTTCGCGCGTCTCAGGTTTTAGGGGTCAAACCACCAAGGAAAGGAGGCTGTCATGGGTGCTCGCGGACCACAGCGGCAGCCTCTCCAATTGCGTGTCATCAACGGTCGTGGCCCGGATCGCGATGCCGGTGGCAGGAGAATCTCTGAGGATGATGCCGGGTTCGAACACAAAGCTCCGCAGGTTCCGTCATGGCTTTGCGGCGAGGCATTGAACACTTGGCGTCGCATCGTTCCGAGGCTTGCGCGGTTGAAACTCATCAAGCCGGAGGATCGCGATGCGCTGGCCGCGTATTGCACGGCGGTCGCTTCGATGCGGAGTGCGCAGGAATGCATCAACGAGGAGGGCGTGCTCATCGAGACGGAGCGTGGCGCGCGTAAGCTCAATCCGGCTTTCACCGTGTTGACGCAATCGCAGAACACGATTCGCGCTTTCGCGCATGAGTTCGGCCTGACTCCGGCGAGCGAATCGAATGTCGCGGGAAAGGCCGAGGAAGATGAAGAATTCAACCCGTTCGCCTGAGCTGCCCGATGCCGAGACCTTGGAACGTTTGAAAATCAGTCCCGAGGTCGCATGGTATTGCCTGGAACGCGGCATGGACCTGCCGAAGGAATGGCAGGTGCCGAAGATCAAGACTCCAGAGCCACGTGACGTGGAGGGCGCCGTTTTCGATCCCGCGAGAGTGGACAAAGTGCTGTTGAGCTTCCACACGCTCCGGCATACGCAGGGCAAGTGGGCCGGCAAACCGCTTGACCCCGACCCGTGGCAGCTGGTGTGGATCCTCGCCCCGGTGTTCGGCTGGGTGAAGAAGAACGCGGACGGCCAATGGGTCCGCATCATCCGCGACCTGTACGTCGATGTGCCGCGCAAGAACGGCAAGTCGACATTGTCCGGCGGCATCGCCGTGTACATGCTTGGCGCCGACGGCGAACCGGGCGCGCAGGTCGTGTGCGCCGCGTCCACCGAACATCAGGCCGGCTTCGTGTTCCAGCCGATCAAGCAATTGGTGGAGAAGACGCCGGCATTGAAAGGCGTGATGACGGCGCATCAGAAGCGTATCGTGCACAACCGCTCCGGCAGCTACATGGAGGTCATCAGCTCCGCCGCCGACGCGGCTCACGGCATGAACCTCCACTGCTTCATCGTCGACGAACTGCACGTGCACAAGACGCCGGATCTGGTGCGAACGTTGGAGACCGGCCGCGGCTCGCGAACCCAACCATTGGGCGTGCGCATCACCACGCCCGATGACGGCAAGAGCAACACGATCTACGACCAGACACGCAAATACGTCGAACAGCTTGCCGCAGGCACCATCAAGGACGACACGTATTACGGCGTCATCTGGGGTGCCGACGAGATCGACGACCCATTCGCGGTCGAGACGCAGATGAAAGCCAACCCCGGATACGGGAAGAGCCCGAGCGCCGAATACTTGGCCGCGCAGGCCAATCAGGCGCGCAATTCGCCCGCCCAGCTCGCCAGCTACCTCAGATTGCATCTCGGCATCCGCACCAAACAGTCCGAACGATTCATCACATTGGATTCCTGGGACCGCAACGCCGGCGCCGTCTACACTTCGCCAGACCAGATGGCCGAAGCGTACAAGGGGTGCGTCTGCTATGGCGGCTGGGATCTGGGCGCCGTGTCCGATCTGACCGCATGGTCTCTGCTTTTCCCGGACGAATGCGGCGGATATGACGTGCTGCTCCGCTTCTGGGCTCCGGAATCCGATCTGCCGGCATTGGACAAGCGCACCGCGGGCATGGCGTCCGTGTGGGTGCGGGACGGCTGGCTGACCTTGACGCCAGGCGACGTGACCGATTACGCCTACGTCGAAAAACAGATCCTGCATGACTTGGATTTCTTCGACGTGCAGACCATCGGCTACGACCCATGGAACGCGACGCAGGTCGCCAACGACCTGCAGGAAGCCGGACTGGACGTGGACCGTCTGACCATCGTCAGACAGGGCACGAAGACCCTGAGCCCGGTACTCAAGGAACTGCAACGACTTTTGCTGACCGGCACGAAGGACGCGCCGCTCTTCAGACACCACGGCAATCCGGTATTGCGGTGGAACGTCGACAATCTGGCCGTCAAGACAGACACCAACGGCAACGTGCAGCCCGACAAACAGAACTCCGGCGACAAGATCGACGGCGTGGCGGCCACGTTGAACGCATTGAGCGAAGCACTCACCCGGCCGGCGCCGGAAAGGAGCATCTATGAGACGGAAAGCCTTTTTGCTTGACCTCTTCCAACTGCTTTTGGAGATCATCGGACTCACGTTCATCGTCACAGGCTGTTTCCTCGTCTGGACTCCGCTCGGATGGATCGTCTCCGGATTCGTCGTCCTGAGATTGGCCAAGGCGGTGAGCGAATGAGCCTTCTCTTCAAAGGCTCCGGCAGCGTCATAGACTTCGCCGGAAAGAATGGTGCGACAGTCACAGGCCCATGGCCGGTCGTTGACCCCGGAACACCGTTATCCAGCGGCCCCCGCGCCTTCGAGATCTACTCCACACAGCCAAGCGTCCGAAAAGTCGTGGAATTCATCGCCAGAAACGTCGCACGAGTGCACATTCAGGCATTCGAAGGCGAACCATATGGCAGTCGACGCATGCTCACGGATGGCCCATTGCACCAGCTGGTCAACCATCCGAATCCTGCGGCCGGCACGAGCACCTACCGTCTGATCCACGACATCGTGGCCGACCTGATGCTCTTCGACCGATTCCTGGTCGTCTACTCGGACGCAGATGGCACTTTGGAACGGCTGCCGACATCGCAATGGAGGTTCCACAGACGCCAAGGCGTCATCGATGAAGCAGACGGCTTCACCACCACCGACCCGTCATCCAATCCTGACGGGTACATCCGGTTCGATGATCCAGACGTCAGTCTCGGGTATTTCCGTGACAAGGGCTATGGAAGCTTCGAGGGCATCAGCCCGATGCTCACGCTCCAGCAGACCTTGGACGAGCACACCGAGGCCGTGAAATGGCGCCGCCAACTGTGGAAACACGGACTGCGCATGCCCGGCTACTGGTCGCAGGCTTTGGAGGAGAAGGCGCTCTCATCCGACGCGCGGCGCCGGCTTCAGACCGAGCTGGCCAATTGGATGGACGGCGGCGGCAAGGAGGGCGAGAGCCCCATCCTCCGCGGCATCGAATACCAGAAGGTCGGCGCGGAATTCACACCGAAGGACGCGCAAGAGGTCGAAGGCCGCACTCTGAGCGACATCGAGGTGGCGTCCGCCTATCAGGTGCCACCGGAAATGGTCGGCGCCCGCGAAGGCAAGTACGCCACACAGCAGGCTTTCCGCGACGCCCTCTACCGTGAGACGCTCGGGCCGTTGTTCGAACAGCTGCAGGGAGCGTTCAACGAGCAGATCTGCTCACGGTTCTTCCCAGGCCAGTTCATCGAATTCAACATCGAATCCGCCCTGCGCGGCAGCTTCATCGACGACGCGCAGGTGACGTCCTCCGCCGTCGGCGGACCGTGGATGAGCGTCAACGAAGCGAGAGCCGACCATGGTCTCGAACCGAAGGGCGCGGAATACGACGAAATACTGACACAGTTGAACACCGTCCGCGGCGGCGGCACTCAGGCGAGCCCGCATGACAGCGGCTCGCAGAATCTTGGAGGTGCGAATGCATAAGGAAGACGAGAAACCGCCCGAGAAACAACGTTTGACCATGCGGACGAAATCCGAGGTCATGGGATTAGGCAACGGCGAGACTTTGGGCGAAGGCAAATTCACCGCGGTCGTGTCCACGTTCAACGTGGTCGACTCGCAGGGCGACATGATGCTGCCGCACGCCTTCGACGATTCCATCGGCGAATTCCGCGCAGGCAAGACCATCCCAATCCTCTTCAGCCACAACTGGACCGATCCGAACGCGAACGTCGGCGTCATCACCGACATGCGCCAGACCGACACTTGTCTGGAAATCGACGGACAGCTCGACCTGAGCAGTCCGAACGGCGTGCAGTGCTTCAAACTGCTGAAAGACGGCCGAATCCACGAATTCAGCGTCGGCGGCGAAGCCTGGTACGACGACATGCAGGTCTCACCGGACGGCGACTACATCTGGCCGATCACCAAATTCGACCTTTTCGAGGTCAGCCTCTGCCTCAAGGGCGCAAACCCGGAGACACGACTGGTCAGCACGAAAAGCGATGACCTGCCGGCCAGCACAGGCCAGCAGGCCGCAGAACAGAACGAAGGCTCCGAACCGAATGGTCCAGGGCCTTTTTCAATGCAACTCGACCGCGACGAACTCCGAAACATGATCCGCGAGGTCATGCGCGAGGAACGGTCGCAGGACACCATCGACAACGAGACCGACAGACCCGAGCAGAGCGAGGGCGAGCAGGCCGACGTCGAGAACTTGCCCGATTTGACCGCGTGGGCGGCGGAAATGGAAACACAGCTCATCACCGAAGGAGATTCCAACATGAGCATGAAGCAGGAACTGCAGGACACCATCGCCCGCGTCAAGGCGATCGCCAACAAGGCGCAGGTCGAAAGCCGCGAATTCACCGCGGACGAAAACGAGGAGATCATCTCCCTGCGCAAGAAAGCCGACGACCTGAAGACGAGGATCGACAAGGAACACGAGGCATCCGAAGCGTTGAAGAGCATGCTGGCTTCATCTGAACCGTCCGACGACGTGTCCGGCAAGCCAGCCGTCACGGCCAAGACCATCGGCGAGGCGTTCATCCAGACCGACGCATACCGCGCGTTCAAGAGCGCGACCACTCCGGACCGCACTCCGGTGCGCATCGCCAAGAGCCAAATCCGAGTCAAGCAGGACCCGAGCCCGCTGTCCACCACGCTGCCGGGCGCCGTGAACCCGACCGTATTGCCGGGCTACACCGACGTCACCTACCCGCAGCCGAACGTCTTCCTCGACCTCATCACTCGCGGCTCCACCGATTCGCCGTACATCAAGTACCGTCAGCTCGTCTCCGTGACAAGCGCGGCCGCATCCGTCAAGGAAAACGGCGTGAAGCCACTGTCTCAGCTCGGCACCCAGATGGCCGAGGCGAAGGAATGGACCTGCGCCGACGGCTTCAAGGTCACCAACCAGGAACTCCACGATGACGGTATCATCTCCACTCTCATCAACCAGACCCTGATGCGCAATCTCAACGCATATTTGGAGAAGACCATCCTCAACGGCGACGCTTCCACCGACGTGGCGCAGAAGGGCATCCTGAACACCACCGGCACCCAGCAGGTGGCATTCGACACGGACATCTTCACCACCGCCCGCCATGCAAAGCGCGTCCTGTCCGCCATCGGCACCAACATCCAGGCAATCGTCCTGAACCCGGAGGACAACGAGACCATCGACCTCCTGCAGGACAAGCAGGGCCGCTACTTCGGCCAGGGACCCTTCGCCATGGGTCCGAGCACCCTGTGGGGCGTGCCGCGCATCGAATCTCAGGCCCTGCCGAAGGGCACGGCCGTCATGGGCGATTTCAGCACCGTGCAGCTGCTGAACTATGTGCCGCTGACCATCGAGGCTTTCAACCAGAACGAGGACGACGCCCGCCACAACCTGACCTACGTGCGTGCGGAGGAACGCAACATGCTGTTCATCCGCGAGCCGAAGCGTCTCGCCGTGGTCAAGCTCTCTGCCACCGACTCCGGCGCGGAACATAAGTGATTCGAGGTGACCGATGGCCGAGTCAACGCTTGAGCCGCTGGCCTCCATCGACGACCTGGCATTGAAGACCGGAGGCAAGGCCGACGACGAGAAACTCAGACTCGCCTTAAGCCTCGCCTCCGGCCGGTTCCGCGAACAGGCCAACAATCCGATCAGCATGATGACCGAGACCGTCATCCTCGACTCCGACGGCGGCAGGGCGCTCACACTCCCATGCCTGCCGGTTCACGAGGTACCGGAACTCATCATCGACGGTCAACCCGTCACCGATTTCGAATGGTCCGAAGCTGGAGCGATACGCCTCGACAGGCCGATCCCCGACAAATGGCGGAGCGTGCAGGTCACATACAAGCATGGTTACGAACCGGTGCCGAAAGGCATACAGGACGTCGTGCTCGAACAGGCCGCCGCCATCTACCAGACACTGCCGGGACTCGTGTCATACACGACCGGCGCGGAACAGCGCACCTACTCGTCCGCCCTGACCGTCGGCACGACGGCGCAGTGGGCGGCGATGGTCGCCAGATACAGAGTGGACTGACGCATGGATGGAATCCACGGACATACGCTCACCATCACGACAAGAGTCGTGGACGGCGAGCCAGACGAATACGGACAGCCACAGTACGTGCCGCGAAAAACCGTGCTCGAAGGATGCAACGTTCAGCCGATCGCCACGACCGACCTGCCGCTCTTCCAGGATGCAAACCACCTGCCGCAATACAAGTGCTTCAGCCATCCCGGAGACCTCGTGGCAAGACTCCTCACCGGAGACTCGCGAATCGAATGGAACGGCCGCATCTTCCAGCCAGCATCCGCAGCGTACGACTACATCACACCGGACGGAATCGGAAACCACACCGAATGGTGGATGACGGAGGTGACATCATGAGCGGGAAATTCACCGTCAACGAGGATTGGATTCGCAAAAACGTGCTCTCCAATCCAACCGTCGCCTCCGCCCTGAACGCGAAGGCACGACGACTCGCACCGATCGTGAAACGCATCGCACTCAAGGAAGGCGACAAACGTTACGCCGAATCGGTGCGCGTCACGCAGGGCAAACGCCCCGGCACTAAATCGCCAAGCCACATCCAAAGACCATACGCCCGCGTCATCGTCGGTGACGAACAGGCCACGGAAAAGGAATACGGCGGCAGACTGCCGAAAAAAGGCTTCCTACGCCGCGCGCTCGCGGAGATGGGGGATTGACGCATGCTCCTGCAAGGACAATGGCCACACCCGCTCCCATTGCTCATCGCATGGCTGAAGTCCGATGTCAACATCACAGCCGTCTCAAAACTGCCCGACGACATGGACCGGCATCTTCCATTGGTCATGGTCACGCCGGCGCCAGGCGGAGGACAAGAAGACGACTACACGCGCACGCGCAGCGTCGACATCGACGTGTACGCGTCCGACTGGAAGACGATGGCGAACCTGACCGGACGTATCGAAGCGTCCATCTTCCGTCTCGGCGGAAGAGGAAACCAATACGGTTACGTCGACGCCTCGCGAATCACGGAATTTTCTCAAATCGCATACGAGAACAAGGCCGGAGTGCTTCGCTGCACCGCCACGGCCAACTTCGACATGCGCCCAAAAACAAGCCTCAAATAAACAAGATGATTGGAGGAAATGATGGCTTCAACAGACGTGGTCAGCATTCTCAACGACAACAACAAGAACGTCCGCAAATGGGGCACCCAGCTGCTCGCCATCGCGGACTACAGCACCGCCATGCCGAGCAGCTTCTTCGACGCCGCCACCGGCAAGCCGAACGCCCTGCCGGCCGGTTTCAAGGTCCTCGGCTACATCTCGACCGATGGAGCGAAGATGAGCCGCGGCATCGAATCCGCCGACACCAACGCGGTGCAGGATCTCGAGCCGGTCCGCTCCGACATCACCGGCCGTACGCGAACCCTGCAGTTGACATTCCTGGAAATGAACGCATGGGTGAAGGCGCTGGAGCATGGTCTGCCGGTATCCCAGTGGCCGGTGAAGAACGATGCCGGATTCGAATACACTGACGGCGAAACCACCGAATTCCCGTACTACCGTCTGATCTGGATCGGACAGGACGGCATCGGAATCGGAACCCATTACCGCATCGAGGCCGGCTATCGCGTCAAGGTCACCGGCCAGGGCGACACCACCAAGAACCGCAGCGACGCCGAGGGCGAGGACACCACCTTCACGTTCTTCCGCGACCCGACGACCGGCAAGACCTTCTACGAGGGGGAGAAGATCTCCACCGCGGCCTGACCGCACAATTCTTCCCGCATCGGCTTTCCAGTCCCTTTCACCGGTGCGGGACCCTTCCTCTTCAACACAAAAGGGACACAGCTTTTTGAAAGGAACAGACAATGACTAAAGACAATCGCAGGATCCGCAGTCTCAAGGCCGTGAAGGCGAAGTACCTCGAATCGCATCCGAAGATCCAGGAGTGGATCGAATTCACCATCGGCGACGACCCGGACGAGGAGGAATTCCGCATCCATTCGCCGCTTTTCCAGACGAACGAGGAAAAGAAGGCCTTCGCGAAGGCGCAGGAGTCCGAAGACGAGTTCGAACTGGCGAAGGCACTGCTCGGCAGCCAGTGGAAGGCGTTCCTCGACGCCGGCGGACAGGTCAGCATCCTCCTCCTGCTGCTCAACAACGTGGCCGACGAGATGACGAAGACGGACAGCGAGGGAAAACCTACACGGCGTTAGAGCTGCTTGACGGAGACGGCCACGCGGAGGAGCTGGAGGCCGCTTTGTGCGCGGTCTACGCCCCGCGTGACCCGATCAAGGAGTTCTGGCAGAAACGGTTGAGTCTCCGCGCATTGCATGCGCTGATCGTGCACATGCCACCCGACAACGTGTTCTACCGGGCTCTTGCCGGTGACGGGTGGAGCGAATCGGAATGGCTGCTGCACGATCTGGGCGACATGCTCCGCGACATCCAGAAGACGATAACCCAATGCGCGCCATTCGTGGAACATCCCCTAGAGGAAGAGGATATCCGCCCGCGCATTCGGCCACCGGCGGTCGTGTTGACGGAATCCAAGCACGGACAGCAGACCGTCGACAGCAAGGAATTGCATGCGCTGGAGCGCAACGAGCTCATGTCCTTGGTCATGGGCGGCCAATGAACAATTGAACAGTGAGGTGGTCTCATGGCCGGTACAGCCGCATGGATCGACGTGCTTCCGAATCTCAGCGCGTTCGGCACGAAGCTCAACAGTGGCGTGACGGCCGCGGCCACCTCCGCCGGACGAAACGCCGGCAGGAAATTCTCGGACGCGATGAACCAGGCCGCTGGCCGTGACGTACTGTCTGAACAGGTGAAAAGCCTGCAGCAGGCTGAGAGGAAGGCCGCGCAGACGGTCACCCAGTGCACGTCGCAGATCGCGAAGGCGCGAGACGAGCAGAAAAGCGCCGCCCTGCGCGTGCAGGCCGCCGAAACCAAACTGCAGGAAACCGTCGCCAAGAGCGGCCAATCCTCCTCGCAGGCCATCAACGCGCAGGCACGGCTCAACGACGCGCGAAGCAAGGCCCGGCAGAAGACCGAAGCCGTCGCCTCCGCGGAGGAACAACTCAAGGCCGCCAGCCAAGGCCTGAAGGAGACGCAGGCACAGCTCCACGCGGCCCAGTCGAACCTGAACGCGAGCACGGCGAAGCAGTCCGGCTTCTTCGCCTCCGCCGCCACGTCGGCACGCAACGCCATCAATTCGTTCAAGAGCATGCAGTCCAGCGTGACCGCCGCGTCCACGAGGGGAGTGGGCGAGTCCGAGCGCTTCTTCACCGCTTGGGGCGCCGCGAAGTTCGGAGCCATCAGCGGATTCGCCCAGTCGGCGTTCAGCAAGGTCTCGAACATCATCACCAGCAACGTGGAAGGCGCAATCAAACGCGCCGACACGATGAACAACTTCCCCAAGGTGATGAAGAACCTCGGATACTCGGCCGACGATGCGGCCGCGTCGATCAAACGTATCAGCGCCAGCATCGACGGCCTGCCAACCACCACGTCCAGCATGATCGGCATGGTCCAGCAGCTCGCCCCGCTAACCAAGAACCTTGATGAGGCCACCAGCATCGCGTTGGCGTTCAACAACGCCGTCCTGGCCGGCGGCAAGGACACCGTGATGCAGGCCAACGCGATCGAGCAGTTCAACCAGATGCTCAGCGCGAACAAGGTCGACGCTGCGGCATGGCGAAGCGTCGTGAACGCGATGCCGGGCCAGATGAACCAGCTGGCGAAGAGCATTCTCGGCGCGAACGCCAAGCAGAACGATTTGTATGAGGCGATGAAGTCCGGCAAGGTTACCTTCACCGACTTCAACAACGCCTTGGTGAAGCTCAACAAGGACGGGTACGGCCAGTACGCGTCCTTCACCCAGCAGGCCAAGGATGCGACGCAGGGCATCGGCACGGCCATGGAGAACGCCAGAAACCGTGTGCAGAAGGCCATCGAGAAGATCATCGAAGCGTTCGGCGTCGACCGGATCAGCGATGTCATCAACAGGTTCACATCGAAATTCGGAGACATCGGTACGGCGGCGGCCACCGCCGTGTCCGGAGCCGTGGAATTCATCGAGTCCGGCAAGGTCAACGAAAAGCTGGCAAAATCGTTCCACATCGACAAAAGCGCCTACGCGTCCATCGAGGACGCATACGAGCGCATAACCTCTGGGTACAAGGGCCTCGTCGAATTCATCAAAAACGGCGACTTTAGCTACGAGTTCAACATCGCCTTCAGCGGCGCCGACCCGAAAGTCCTCATGGAATTCCGCGACAATTTGCGGGACGTGAGGGACGCTGCAGGAGAAGTGCTGACAAACCTTCCAGGACTGGGCGAATTCTTCAACACACCGAAGAACGGCGACAAATCAAACCTCAACAAGGCGCTGAAAACGGCGAACGTCGCGCTCGAGGGACTCAAGCCATTGCTTGACCTCATCTCGGACATCGAGAAGGCTTGGAATGGCCTGTCGCCGGAGCAGCAGGGCACCATCTTCGACACTGCCATCTACCTGTGGATCGGCTCGAAGGGCATCAAGATCCTGAAGAACGTATGGGGCGTCGCCAAGGACATCGGCAAGGGATTCAGCATAGCCGGCAAAGGCATCAAGACCGCCGGAAACGCGGTGAAGTCGTTCGGCAAGTTCCTCGGCGGGCTGAAGGCTCCGAAATGGCTGTCCAGCCTGTTCGCGAAGACACCGAAGGTCGCCGGATTGGAAAAGGTCCCCGCCTTCGCCAAACGCACCGCCGGAACAGCTGGCGGAGTCGCCGCCGGAGCCGCGGCCTATGGCGCCGCCACCAAGAACCTTGTCGGCGGAATGCCGAAATGGGCTTGGAAGGGTCTGCAGGGAATCCAAGGCAAGGACACGTCCGACAAGGCCTACGCCGAATACCAGAAATGGTATTCGGAGAACAACTCCATCAAACACCCGGACAAACTCGTATGGTGGGCGAAAAAGAAAGTCACCCAGGATATTCCGGCCGCCATGCAGGAATCCGGACAGGCGCAGGCCGAAAACACCGCCGCGCAGGTCAAAGCGCAGCAGGACACTCTGAACGGCATCAAGAAGGCATGGGGAGACGCGAACGATTGGATCACCACCAACTGGTGCGACCTCATGGTCAAGATCCAAGGCAAGTTCGACGATGCCGCGCAATGGGTCGAAGACCGTTGGAACGGCGTCAAGGACTGGTTCGGCGAGACCGGACAGAAGATAGGCGACTTCTTCTCGGGCATCCCCTCCGCGATCGGCGGATGGTTTGATTCCGCCGGTCAATGGGTGCAGTCCAAGTGGCAGGCCGTGGTCGACTGGCTGGGGCTGACCCCGACGTCGATCATCGACTTCTTCTCGGGTATTCCAGATGCGATCAGTGGTTTCTT